GATTTTTTCCCATTCAATTTGGTTAGATTTAGAACTTTTCAATTTTAGCCAGATTTAATGTTTTTTAATTATTTTTAATTAATTTTAGTTTTTGAATTTTATATAAATAGTTTTATATATCGTTAGGTATATAGATCTACGTTTGTTATACAATTTAAGTATTTTGATAATAATCCAGTTGTAAGGAGAGTTACATCCGACCATTTGAGAGGAATGGTTTCAAATAAAATCTCCGACATAAAATGAGGAAGTACCTGTATTTATGTCGTATTTAAACCGAGGGGTTGTGCCTGGTAATGGACCGAATAGCTTTTTAAATAATGCGTAACGCGCACATGTAGGACGTTTTAAAACAGTTGGAATCTGTACCTTTCCAAGGCTTTGCTTGTGCCTTGATCCAAGTTTTTAACAAAATAAAATCCAGTTGTAAGGAGAGTTACATCCGATCATTTGAGAGCAATGGTTTCAAGAATAATCTCCAATATAAAATGAGGAAGTACCTGTATTTATGTTGTTTTTAAACCGAAGGGTTGCGCCGGGTAATGGACCAAATAGCTTTTTAGAAAACCGCGTAATGCATCCATGTAGTACGATTAATTTAAAACAGTTGGAATCTGTTACTTTCCAAGGCTCCGTTTGTGCCATAATCCAAGCAATTTTTAGTTGTAGAAAGTATAAGTGTAGAACTAATTTGTTTGTTGTCGATGTTAATTCTAGAAGTTTTTTAGAAGTAAATAAAAGAGATTTTGATCAAATATATTTACCAACATTTGATTTTAAGAATTGGACGGTTAAATATAGAGGTTGTGAAAAAGATGCTGCTAGTTTGATTTTTTATATAAGGAGGCTAATTATGATATGTGAGGAAATACAAGAACGAAGAGATTTATTTTGGTTGGGTTTGAATAATTCTTTTCGCTCCTTAAGCCAAGGGTTTCGTGCAGAAGGTGACGAGAAACAGTTTTGCAAATATGTATCGATAAATAAATCTAATTTGTTCGTTTTGAATGTTTACAAGAAAAGTTTTCTAGAAGTTCATAGAAATGACTTTAAAAGAAGAGATCTACCTTGTTTTAAGTACAAAAATTGGACGATAAAGTATGAAGGTAAAAAAGACGAAGCTAAGCATTTTGTTATTCAGTTGAGGCAACAAAGTTTATTTCGTCAAGAAACGTTATCGGAAACATATACATCAATTAAAACGAAGTTTAATGAATTTTTGAGTGGTTTAAGTGCTATTTTTGAAGTTGTCGCGAGTATAGGAAGAGTTAGCAATGATGTGAATTCTAAATATATGCGTTTGAAAACCGCAATCATAAATCCCTTGAATGACAACATTTTAGTGAACGTAGTTAAATCTTATGGTGTGATATTGATAAAAATTTTATTGAATATTTGTCGTGTAGTAAATGATGAAAATTTAAGTATTTTGAATCTATCAAGTTTAGTTTTGGATGTATATAGTTTAGTTGATAAAGCTGCTTTTAAAGCAGAGACATTGGAAACGATTTTAATTGCAGGAATTAGTACAGTTTTACCAGCTTCGATAGTTTGCATTTTGAAGAAAATGACAATTTTAACCAATAAAAAGTTATTTGATGATAATGGTTTTATTTTTGAATTTTTTTCTTTAGTTTCTCAAATTATGTTCAAAGTAATTTCATTTTTTCCGCTCAGTATACAAGAGTATTTAAGTAGCGTTTTGGATTTGTTTGGTTTAACTGAATTTTTATTCATATTCAAGGCACAAAAATTGTTAGATAGGTATAATAAAGATAAACACGTGATATTGAGTGATAATTATAGGCAGGAAGTTAAAGATTTGAGCAAAGAGTTCC